AGTAATTTCAATTTAATCTAATTTAATCTAATGCAAAACTCACAAGACATAGTGAAGAACTTAAACTTTGGCATAGACGCTCAAAGCAAAGTCTTTACTGGTATTACTAAATTGACACAAGCCGTTAGCTCTACATTAGGAGCTAGCGGTAAATGTGTAATCTTAGAAGACTTCATGGGTAGACCTATGATAACTAAAGATGGTGTAACTGTTGCTAATTCAGTAAGCTTGCACGATCCAGTTGAAAACATAGGTGCTACACTTATAAAAGAAGCTGCTAGAAAAACAGTAAGCGAAGCAGGCGATGGTACAACCACAGCTACAGTTTTAGCTCACTCAATACTAGAACAAGCCAAAGGCCACGAAGAGCCTCTAAGAAACATTAAAAACGATATAAACAAAGCATACGAAAAAACTGTAGAGTACTTAGATAAAGTATCTATACCGGTTGAAGGCGATATGATAGATCAAGTAGCTACGATATCATCTAACAATGATACAGAGCTAGGATTAATTATAGGTGAAGCGTTTAAAAAAGTAGGTAAAAACGGTACAGTTTTTATGAACTCAGACGGCGCAGATGAAACAAGTGTTGAGGTTGTATCTGGTTCTCAGATCAACCAAGGGTTTGCTAACCCTAACTTTGTAACTGATGTCACTAAGCAAAATGTAACGCTTGACAAACCGTTGGTGCTACTAGTTTCATCACCAATAACTACAGTTAGAAAAATACAAACAGTATTAGAGTACGCTGTAACAAATAACAGAAGTATACTTATAATCGGTGAGCTTGAAAAACAACCGATGAGTGCTTTAGTTATGAATAAAATTAAAGGCAATATTAAAGCTAATGTGGTTGCACCTCCAGGATTTAACTTCTGGAAAAAAGACTTTTTAGATGACATTGCTGCAGTCACTGGTGCTACTCACATAAACGAAGAGTTTGGAGACGATATAGATCTTATAACTCCAGATATGTTAGGTGAGTGTGAAAAAGCTGTATCAGACAATAAGTCTACAGTTTTAAAAGTAAAAAGCATACCAGATGCTGCTAAAGATAGAATTGAAACTATAGAAGATCAACTCAATAGTGATACACCCAGTTTAAAAACCGAGAAACTACAAGAACGCTTAGGCGTATTATCAGGAAATGTAGCGGTTATAACTGTAGGTGCTAACTCTGATGTAGAGCTCAAAGAGAAGAAAGATCGTGTAGATGATGCGATCCACGCTACAAAAGCAGCGGTAAAAGAAGGTATAGTACCTGGCGGTGGTATAGCTTTACTTAATGCTGCAGACAAGCTGAGCGGTAAAACTGAAGGTGAGAAGATATTTATAGAAGCAATTAAAGCGCCTTATAAAACAATACTAAACAATGCTGGTTTAAATACAGATATGCTTGCAGGCAAAAAAGGCTGGGGTATAGACGTAGTAAAAGGAAAACCAGTGAGTATGATTAAAGCTGGTATTATAGATCCAGTGTTAGTTACTAAAACGGCTTTAAAAAACGCTGTGTCTGTAGCAACTACAATACTCTCAACTGATTGTGTAATTAACAACATGAGAGAATAATGAGGGCTATAGGTATATTTTTAGTAATAGAAGAAATCAAGGAAAAGCCCACCAAAACTAAAGGTGGGCTACTCTTGACTGACAAAATAAAAGAAGACATAAGATACCGCAAAGGTATTATTAAATCTGCTGGTGATCTGGTAAAAGGAGTAAAAGCAGGTGATACTATATATTATGACAAGCATGCGGGCTTTAATATAGAGCTAGACGATAAAGTTCTATTAGTTATAAAGCAGCAAGATGTCGTTATAGTTCTATGAGAAAGCTAGAGGCCAAAGATATAAAAGACATCGGCCTTTTAAAGCATTATCGCATTGTAAGAAAGTGGGCTTGTAAAAACAACAAGCTAAACGATGCTGATCTAGAGCTTTTAATTTATTTTGACTGTATGGACTTATTCACACGTCAAGACTTTTTAAACGGTACTTATACATATTCTTGGGATAAAAGAAGATGGCAAAGACTAGTTAGAGAAGGCTGGATAGTTGTTTGGAGGCGCAGAAATAATACAACACAAAAATACAGCTTGTATAAAACCTCGGTTAAGTGCAAGCTTTTAATAAAAAAAATATATAGAATATTACTAGGTCAAGAAGACCTACCTACGAGTAAACAACGTAACGTTATTATGCAAGGTAAGACTTACACTGACAAAGTAATGAAAAAAGCAATAGAACTAATTAACAAAGATAAAACTAGATAAAATAAAACAAAATGGCATACGGAGATATTACAAATAGTCCACATATTGCAAACAGCCAATATAGAGAAAAAAACGGTGTAGAGACTGTTGACAGAGCTGTAGTAATTAAAGACGCAAGCACAAAAGGTGGACCTGCTATAAACTACCTTAGCAACACTTTAAACTTAGGACAGTTAACCGCTGTTAAAGCTTCAAACAGAGCTGCATTATACGTAGGTGTTCAAGGAGATGTCTGCGTGCTACTGTCAGGTCAAAGCGCACCTATATCAACTGGTACGGCTAATGAAAACGCTACTGATAAACTTAAAGTTTCTACGGCTGATTTTACTGTTGACGGTGTTCAAGTAAGAGATATAGCTGTAAACACTACAGACAGCACAGCTGCATTTATAGGTGTTATAGATAATAGTACTACTCTATCACTAGTTGATATTAGCAACTCTAACTCAGACGTTTTTCCTGACGGCAACGAAACATACGAAATATACAGAGCTGTGTTATTTCAAAACGTGCAAGCAGGAACTCTTTTACCTATACAAGTAGACAGAGTATTTGCTTTAGGTACTACAGCTGACGATATTATAGCAATATACTAAATATGTCTATACTTAATATAAAATTAGGTGTAACACGTAATAACTCTCCAAAGCTAAACGATATAGAAAGGCTTTTAGGAGATTTGCAGACAAGATCAACTACTTTTGAGAATATAGCTGATACAAAAGCTGTATTGCGACAAATAGAAAAATGTAGCTAATGAGTAATTTACTAGACAGAGCATCAATATTATTAACTCCTACCTCGGTAAGCCAGCATAGAATACATAGCGTAAAGCCAATACAAACTTTTGGAAGCGAACTTATTACAAATGGTAGCTATGACGCAGACAGTAATTGGCAAGGAAGTGGAGGTTATCCTAATAACGGCTGGGCTATATCTAATGGTGTTGCTAATTTTGATACAAATGATGGAACTGGAAACTTCTCTCAACCTAGTGTTCACACTATAGGTAAGCAATACGTTCTTGATTGCGATGCAGAAATTACTTCAGGAAGATTAAAATATGAATCACCTACAGGTATAAATCCTAACATGGGCGCCCAAAGTGCTGCAGAAATTTTTAGCGGTAAAAATAGAATTTATTATACCGCTGAAACTACCTCTGCTATTTTTAGAAGGTTTAATACACCTGCTGTTGGATTTATAGATAACGTTTCAATAAGAGAAACAATAGACGGAGACTTTGATTTTACAAGAGCAACAACGGCTACAAGAGTAAACTCAAGCGGTCTTATAGAGTCTGTTGCAAGTGGTTTGCCAAGGATTGATTTTTTAGGCGGTACGGGGCAAATACTTTTAGAACCCGCTTCAACTAACACTGCCACATATTCAAACGATTTTTCACAAGGAACAAATTTTAATTCTGGGGGTCGTACTTTATCAGACTGCGTTTTAAGCTCTAGTCAAGGCACTGCGCCAGACGGTACTAATACTGCTCAAAAATTAACTGATAATAATAATAGCGGAACAGGTGCAATCAGCTTTAATTCATTTGGTGCAGGTTTAACAAGTGACACGGACTCTACTGTATCAATGTTTGTCAAAAAAGATACTGTAAGATATTTTGTAATTAAGTTTTCAAATTTTGACACTAACCAGGAAACAAGTTTTGACTTAGACACAGCTACAGTTAATAGAGGTACTGGTGTTATGACTGATTATGGTAATGGTTGGTATAGATGCTCCGCAACTTTTTCAACTACAACTGATTTAGTAGGAGCTATACAGTTTTTAATTACAAATAGCTCTAGCAGTACGGGCGGTAATTTAAGAGACGGTTCTAATTCTACTTTTGTTTGGGGCTATCAAGCCGAAGAAACTTCTTTTGCCACATCATATATCCCAACGGTTGCAAGCACTGTGACCCGTAACAAAGACGAAGCAAACAGCAGCGGAGATACAAGCCTTATAAGCTCAACAGAGGGGGTTTTATATGCGGAGATAGCAGCTTTGACGGATGATAGCATAGTAAGAAGTATTGCGCTAGCAAGCGCAGGAGCCATAACTAATACAGTTGAAATAATTTATAACACTACTTCACAAACTATACATTTTAGAATAAGAGCAAATAATTCTGTTATTGGATCTGTAGCCGGTTTAACTGTAACAGATAGAACACAATTTGCAAAAGCAGCTATAAAATATAAAAGCGGAGAAATAAAAGCATTTATAAACGGCGTGCAAGTTTTATCTGCTACAGATAGTTTTACGTTTTCTGATGCTTTGGCTGAATTAGATCTTGATAGAGGCAACGAAACTAAAAATTTTGAAGGCAAAGTAAAATGCGTTGCAGTATTTAAAGAGTTTCTAGATAACGACGAATTAGAGTGTTTAACAGGATCTGGATTTGATTCATTTACTGCCTTAGCAGAAGCTGGTAGTTATACAATAATATAATATGGGAGTAAGATTAGGAAACGGAAACTGGGCTGTAAAAACAAGTAAGCTACTAGCGTATAACGATGCTAGTGGTATGTTTTTTAATAAAGAGTTCGACTTCACTAGAGCTACTACAGCGACTAGAGTTAATAAATCAGGTTTAATAGAAAGCGTAGCTAGTAACTTACCTAGAATAGACTTTACAAACGACACTAAAGGCTATTTGCTTTTAGAACCAGCTTCAACAAATAAAATAACGCAATCTGAAAATGTAACTAGTGGTGGCAATACGCCTCAAAGAATAGATACAACTCAAAACGTTGCTGTTGCGCCTGATGGAACTACAACTGCTGATTTATGTATTCCTAGTACAGCAACGGGTTCTCATCAGCCTTATCAATACAGAGACGACGATACAAGCACAAGTTTCGCAGATGGATCTAATTATGCTTTTTCAGTTTTTGTAAAACCAAACACAACTAATGGAGCTCAGTTTGTTCAAATGTCAACCTTTATTGATACTGGAGGTAGTAACAGAGTTAATTTTGATATTGTAAACGGCACAATTACTCAAACTGGTTTTGTTTCTTCTAAGATAGAAAGCTACGGAAATGGTTGGTTCAGATGTTCTATTGTATTTGAAGCTTTAAGAGATAGCACCGCTGGTGGATCAGATGGTTGGGCTTTAGGTATAATAACAGCTGGAGACTCTGCAAGAGCTGAAAGCTTTACTGGAGACGGAAGCAGTAACGGTGTTTTGGTTTGGGGCGCTCAATTTGAAGAAGTAAAATCTTTTGCCACATCGTATATCCCAACAAGTAGCGGCACTGTAACTAGAAACGCAGAAACTTGTAGAGACTCTGGTGCAGCTCAAGATTTTAATTCAACAGAGGGGGTTTTATATTTTGAAATAGCTTCTTTAAGAACTGTTGGTAATTTTGAATCTATAGCTTTATCTGACGGTAGCAATGACAACAGGCATAGGTTTTATCTTTCAGACGACTCTAATGAAGTTGTGTATCAAGCTCAAGTAAGTACTTCTAATCAATGTTTTTTTAAAGTTACTACCAGCGACATAACAGCTTTTAATAAAATAGCTTTAAAGTACAAGCAAAATGATTTTGCACTTTGGATAAATGGAACCGAAGTAGCTACAGACTCGAGCGGAAATGTTCCATCTTTAAGTGAATTAAATTTTAACTCAGGTAATACTTTTAATGATTTTGAAGGCAAAGTAAGAGAGGTGAGAACATACAGAACAGCATTAACCGACTCAGAATTAACAGCATTAACAACATAAATATGAAAATAGGTAAATATGAGTTTGACAGTAAGTCAGCGTATGAAACAAAACTAAAAGCCTTAGGAACTGCTAAAGACGAAGACGGTAATGATTACCCTACTCATAGTCATAGCTTAGTTGCACTTGGAAACATTGTTGTAACACCTGGAGAGTATGACGAAGAGGGTAATGAAACTAAAGCACCAGTGCTAAGCGATAAATACCATGTAGATGTTATGTGGGATTTAAGCGATACCTACGATGAAGAAGGTAACGAAGTAAAAGCAGATCACCCTTACGATTGGAAACAGTTTGCAGTAGAAATACAAGACAACGGCGTGCATATGTTTGCTGGCGTAGACTACGTTTTAAATACATTTTAAAAATGGCTAAACTAATAAAAAGTAAAATGGCTTGCAATAAGCCTAAAAGAACACCTAAGCACAGGACTAAGTCTCATGTAGTTAAAGCTTGTTCTGGCGGCGTGCAAAAAATTATACGATTTGGGCAGCAAGGTGTAACCACAGCAGGTAAACCTAAAAAAGGTGAGTCAGCCAAACAAAAGGCTAGGCGTAAAAGTTTTAAAGCTAGACATAGAAAAAACATAGCTAAAGGTAAATTAAGCGCAGCATACTGGGCTAATAAAGTTAAGTGGTAATATGAAAAAGATATGGCAGTGGTTAACCGGCAATGTCATTAAAGAGGTCGGTGAAGTTTTAGACAACTTAACAACTACAAAAGAAGAAAAGCTAGAAGCTCAAAGATTAATAACAGAGATACTAGAGAAAGCAGATAAAGAAGCACAAGAGCAAGTTACTGAAAGATGGAAAGCAGATATGACATCTGACTCAAAGCTTTCTAAAAACATAAGACCTATGGTGCTTGTATACTTGACAGTAATATTTACTGTATGTGCTTTTTTTGACGGAAACATAGGAGATTTTAAAATAGCAGAAGAGTATATACCAATATTCCAAACACTGCTTGTAACAGTCTACGGAGCTTACTTTGTTGGTAGATCTTGGGAAAAAGCAAAGTCAATAGTAAATAAAAGCTAATATAAGTGATTAATATATAGTAAATTAAATAACAATCAAATTAAATAAAAATGAGTAATAAAATCGAAGAAAAAGAGTTAGAGAAATTATCTAACCAACAGTCTATTAAAGCTAGGCTATTATCAGACGTTGGAGCTATTGAAGCTCAGAAACACGAACTATTGCATACCTTTGCAGAAGTCATAAAAGAATCTAGAACTTTTAACGAAGAGTTAGAAGAAAAATACGGTAAAATTACCGTTAACCTAGAAGACGGTAGTTACGAAAAAATCGTAGAAGAAGATGGCCAAGCTAATTAGAAAAATAAGTATTGGCGCAGATTATAAAAATGAAGCAATGCATTATTCCGTAGGCCAACAGGTTTACGGAGGTCATTGCATCTCTGATATATTACACGACCAAAAAGATGGATCATATAATATATACATCGAAAAAAACAATGAAGTCATACCTTGGAAAAAGTTTAATTCTAATATGGCCATATCAATTGAATATAATCTAGAGTACTAATGCAAAGTTTATACAGCTTCATCATACAACCTAAAAACGGTAGGTATGCAAATGAAGTAGAGCTTGGTGATAAAAAACTAATCATCAACACAACTATGGACGATCACAAGTTTGTTAACCGCGTAGGAGTTGTTATGTCAACACCTTTAATAGGTGACACAAATATAAGCATTGGAGACGAGGTTATAGTTCACCACAATGTGTTTAGAAGATTTTATAACGTAAAAGGTATTGAAAAAAACAGTACGTGTTATTTCAAAGAAGACATGTACTTCTGTTATTATGATCAGATATTTTTATACAAACACAAAAGCCAGTGGAAAGCACCTGGTAATTTTTGTTTTGTAAAGCCAATACTTAAAAAAGAAAAACATATTATAAGCGATGAAAAAGAGCAAAAACGTATTGGTATACTAAAATACGGTAATAGCTCGCTAGAAGCGTTTAAAATACACGAGGGGGATCTAGTTGGATTCAGCCCTAGCAGCGAATATGAGTTTATCATAGATGAGAACAGATTATACCGCATGCGAACTAATGATATTACAATTAAATATGAATACAAAGGAGACGAAGTTGAATATAATCCAAGCTGGGCAAAAGGCTGTGGAAGAACTTATTAAGGTAGCTAAGGAACCTATTGTAGATTCAGATGATGATATATCTGCTGACAGACTTAAAAATGCTGCAGCAACAAAAAAGCTAGCTATATTCGATGCGTTTGAAATACTAACTAGAATACAGCAAGAAGAAGATATGTTAAACGAAAAGCCTAAGACTAAAGAAAAAACTTTTAAAGGCTTTGCTGAAGGTAGATCAAGATGAGTTACAACCAAACTCTATTAACAGTATTAACCGACTATATAAAACCTAAAACTGTAAAGCAGAACAACAGGTATAAAAAGTGGGAGTACGGTTACAACAAAGATCACGATGTAGTTGTAATATCTAAGACAGGTGAAATAGGTGAGGTGTATGAAATACAAGGCCTTAAAATAGCTTTACCACCTACTAAAAACGTTGTTAAAAACAAACAACAGAAGTGGGTGCCATATGAGTACCCGAAAGAATTAAGTAAGATAAAGTCAGTATTTGACTGGGAAAATTACCCTTCTCAGTTCAAAGAAAAATGGTACGATTATATAGATGAAGAATTTACTAGACGAGAAAACGGCCACTGGTTCAATAATAAAGGTGTGGCTACTTACATTACTGGTTCTCACTATATGTACTTGCAGTGGACCAAGATTGATGTTGGGCACCCGGATTTTAGGGAATCAAACAGATTATTCTACATATTCTGGGAAGCTTGTAAAGCCGACAGAAGATGTTATGGAATGTGCTACCTCAAAAACAGACGGTCTGGGTTTAGCTTCATGTCGTCATCAGAACTTGTGCATCAAGCCACTACATCTAAAGACGCTAGATACGGTATACTTTCAAAAACCGGGGCTGACGCAAAAAAAATGTTCACTGATAAAGTCGTACCAATATCAATAAACTACCCTTTTTTTTTCAAGCCAATACAAGACGGTATGGATCGTCCAAAAACAGAGCTTGCAT